TTACGCCTAAACCGATGGTCTGCTAGGGGGCTAAAGCACCGCCCCCATCCGGACCCCAAACATCAGGAGACCATCATGGCCTACTCTGGCACCACCGCAGCGAGCTCGCTCGCGAATCCGCCCGTTTTGCTCTGGCGTGGCGCAGGCGCCCGTACCATCCTCGGAACAAGCGGCACGACCGCCTGGAGCTCAGGTGTCACGCGCGCTGGCGGCATCCAGCAATGGGCGTACATCTCAACCAACTTGTCGACCGACCTCACCGCGGTAGGCTTTTTCACCGACGGCAAGCTGCTGGGCATGCAAGTGGGCGATCTTCTGCTCAACGTCCAGTACACCTCGGCCGGCTCGAGCTTCGTCTCGGGGATCGGTGTTCTCACGACCACGAATAGCTCCGCAGGCTGGAACCTCACGACCGGCGGTTTCAACACGTCGACCGCGTAATTCCCGGGCGCAAGCCCGGAGGCAGGAAAACGTAGCACAAGCGCCCGGGACCGCAAGGCCCCGGGTTGTTTTCACATTTCGGGAGAAAGACGATGGTCCAAGCCCCAGTCAACCCCACTCCGATCGCGCAGTCAAAGCCCAAGGCCCCCGCCGCCCAGCCGCGCAACCGCGCCGCCGCGGTTCCAGCCACGGTTGCTGCCGAGCAAACTGACCAGGAAGCCCCAAAGCGCGCAGTAACGCTCGATTCGAACCGCCTGCGTGAGGCCGAGCACGAGCGCCTGGTCTACCGCTGCTACCCGCCCAAGGAGCATACGATCGAGGATCTAAAGCGCCCGGCGTACTGGGCCTCGGTCACCCCGAAACTGCGCCCCTGGGAGAAAATCGAGGTGTGCGCGGAGGATGGCCTGTGGTACGCCGAGCTTCTGGTGACCGCGGTCGAGCGCTCGGTCGCTGTCGTGCATGTCCTGAAATACGACGAGCTCTCCAGTGTGGACGTGGGCCTCTCCACGCTCGCCGGCGCCTCGAAATACGAGATCAAGCACACCCCGGGCTTGAAGTGGCACGTGATCCGCAAGCTAGATCGCCATATCGTGAAAGACGGCCTCGCCCGCCGGGAGGACGCCGAGTTCGCCCTTCAGGAGCACCTGAAGACGATCCCGACGTAGACCGTTGACTGCCCCCAGTCAGCTCACGCTCTACAATGGCGCCCTGATCATCTGCGGGGGGCGGATCCTCACCGCCCTCACCGATGACACGAAGGGCCGGCGCCTGCTCGATCAGCAATGGCAGGGGTATCCGGACGCGGCCCTTGAGCAAGGGCAGTGGTATTTCGCCATGCGCTCGCAGCGCATCACATTCGACCCATCGATCACCCCGGACTGGGGATTCAGGCGTGTCTTCGAAGTCCCGAACGACCACGTGCGCACTGTCGCCGTTTGCCAGGACGAGGACATGAAGGTCCCCCTCATCGCCTACAAGGAGGAGGCGGGCTTCTGGTACGCCCACCTGGATACGATCTACGTGCGTTTCGTGTCGGATGATCAGTTCTACGGGGCGGACTTTAGCCTGTGGCCTTCCTCCTTCACCGAGTTCGTCAAGGCCGATCTCGCCTACAAGATCGTGCTCGATCTCACAGCCGACAAGGAAAAGATGGCCGAAGTCGAGAAGCGCCGCAATCACTCTCTTGCCAAGGCAAAGGGCTTGGCCGCCATGGCCGATGCGACGGCCTTCCCGGCTGAGGGGAGCTGGGTGCGCTCACGGCGCGGCGATCGCCGGGGGTGGCCAGACGGAGGCAACCGCGGTCAGCTGATCGGGTAGGCCGGCGTGGCCGCCCAGAACGTCCCCTTCCTCGCGTTCAACCGGGGACTTGTCTCCCGGCTTGCCCTTGCGCGCACGGATCTGAAGCGCACCGGGCTCTCCGCCGAGATCATGACGAATTGGATGCCGCGGGTCCTGGGCTCGATGATGCTGCGACCAGGCACCAATTTCATCGGCGATCCCCTGAACGACAACCCAACGCGGATGCTCGAGTTCGTCTTCAACCTGACGGACACGGCGCTCGTTGAGCTCACCGATTCGAACATGCGCGTATGGGTGAACGACGCGCTTGTCACAAGGATCGCAGTCGGCACCGCGGTCCTCAACGGAACCTTCGCCGCCAACCTAAACAACTGGACCACGCTCAACGAGCAACCGAGTGACAACACGACTTGGACCATGAACGCTGGTCACGGGGTCGCGCAGCTCACGGGCGATGGTTTTAACTACGCGATTCTCGAACAGCAGGTTGTTGTCGCTGGTGCCGATCTGAATAAGGAGCATGCTCTTAGGATCGTGATCGACAACGGACCGGTTGATCTTCTCGTTGGCAATGCAAGCGGCGATGACACCTACATCAATACGACCCCGCTTGATATCGGCACGCACTCCCTCGCCTTTACACCGGCGGGCAATTTCTGGGTGCGCTTTCGCTCGAAGCTCGATCGGCCCGTGCAGATCTCCAATTGCACCGTGGAGGCGGCAGGCGTTCTGATACTTCCCACACCATGGGTGGTGGCCGATCTAGGACTCATCCGCTACGAGCAATCGGGCGACATTATCTACGTGGGATGCGGGAAAACCACCGACACGATCGGCTACCAGCAGCGCGCAATCGAGCGGCGCGCTGTGCATTCTTGGTCGGTGGTGAACTACGTCGACCAGGTAAGCGACGGACCTTTTCTGGTTGAGAACGTGAACAACGCCATCCAACTGCACACCGATGGCATCTCTGGACGGATCGATGTCTTTTCGACGAAACCTATTTTCCGGTCCACTCACGTCGGGGCTTTGTTCAGGCTGCAGTCCCAGGGCCAGTTAGTAATCCTCCAGGCTTGCGGCGCTGACGTCTTCACCGATCCGATTAAATGCACGGGCATCGGCACCGGGCGCAACATCACGGTGAACGTCATCAATATCACCGGCAATGGCGTGACGGTTGCACTTGAGCGGAGCGATAACCCGAATGGTGGTTGGGCGAGCGTGACCACCTACAACGTAGACCAGGTCAACGTCAATTTCAACGACACCTTCGACAACCAGATCTGGTACTACCGCCTGCACACGACGATATACGCGGGCGGTGCGGTCACGACTCTTAAACTGCAGACCTCCCCCGGATCAATCACTGGGGTGGTGCGGGTTGTCACCTTCACGAATTCCACTGCAGTAGTGGCTGACGTGCTTAAACATCTTGGGCAGCTTACCAACACGCCCTTTTGGTCAGAGGGAGCGTGGTCGACTTTTCGCGGGTTCCCTATGGCGCCGCGGCTGCACCAAGCACGACTCACCTGGGCAGGCAGGGGCACTGAATGGGGTTCGGTATCCGATGGCTTCTACAGCTTCGATGACACCGTGATCGGTGATTCGGGCCCCTTCCAACGCGCGATCGGTTCCGGGCCGATAGACAACATCAACTGGCAGCTTTCTCTCACGCGCCTGCTGATGGGTGGTGATATGGCCGAGTACGAGGTGATCACCTCCGCCTTGGATGAGCCGGTCACCCCTACCAACTTCACGCTCCGCGCCGCCTCCAGCCGTGGCTCTGCTCAAGTGCAGGCCTTGAAGCTGGACAATTCGGCGATCGTTGCCACGCGCGGCGGTACACGGGTCTATCGCCTTGCTATGGATCCCTACATCGGCGACTACGCCCCGACTGATCTCACGGCGATCGTGCCCGAACTCTTCAACCAGCGCGTGCCTGGAACTGACATCACCCTGAAGCGCATGGCGATCCAGCGCCTGCCCGATACGCGAATCCACTGCGTGCGGGCTGACGGCCAGGTCGGCGTTCTCATCTTCGATGAGGTCGAGCAGGTTATCTGCTGGGTGCAGGTCACAAGCCCCGCCGCAGGTGGCGTGATTGAGGATGTCGTGGTCCTGCCGAATACGCCCGAGGACGCGGTCTACTACGTGGTGCGGCGCACGATCAATGGCGCGGTGAAACGGTTCATCGAACGCTGGGCCCTTGAATCAGAGGGGCGGGGTGCCACGATCACGAAGCTCGCCGATGCCTGCGTCACCTACCAGGGGGCGCCGGCGACGGTGATACCGGTTGCGCACCTGGTGGGCCAGCAGGTCGCCGTCTGGGCCGATGGCAAGGACGTCGGGACGAACGCCGATTACACCTACAGCTTCGTGGTCGGGGGCGGTGGCACGATCGTGCTACCTGTCGCGGCTTCCACCGTGATCGTGGGGCTTCCGTATACCGCGCAGTGGCAATCGGCAAAGCTCGCCTACGCGGCGCAGCTTGGGACCGCGCTCCTGCAGGAGAAGAGGATCCCGGGGCTGGGGGTGATCATGGCCGACACCCATTGGCAGGGCCTTCGCTACGGAAAGGACTTCACGCATCTGGATTCGCTTCCTCTCACCGAGGACATCAAGCCGGTCGTGGCCGACTCGGTCTGGGACGAGTACGACAAACCGTCGTTCGATTTCGACGGCGATTGGGACACCGACTCGCGCGTGTGCCTGCAGGCGCAATCTCCGCGCTGCTCGACCTTGCTCGCCCTGGTCGCTACAGTGGAAGTCTATGAGAAAACCTGAAATCGTCCCAGGCACTGCCGCCGCTGTGCACGCGCTCGGTGAGCGCCTGCCGCGCGGGGCGCGGGTGCTCGTGGGCGAGCTCGATGGACGGCCGCTTGGCCTAGTCGGCATTTACCCAGAACGCGGGCGCCTCATCATGTTTGCCACGCTGACACCGGAAGCAAAGCACTGGAAGAGGGAGATCCTTCATGCCGCGCGTTCGATGATCGCTCAAGTCGCCCATCTGCAAGCCCCGATCCACGCAAGAGCCGATCCGCAGATCCCCGGGTCCGCGCGGCTGCTCGAGCACCTGGGGTTCCGACACCTGCGCGAAGACACCTATGGAAGGATGCCCTGATGGCCGCGGCGGCCGTCCCCGTTGCGGTTGCCGGGCTCGCCCTACAAGCCTATGGGATGTATTCGTCCGCGCGCGCGGCGAACACGATCGCCGGCCAGAAGATGGCCGCGGCGAAGTTCGAGGCCGATCAGGAGAACCAACAGGCCGTGCAAACGGTCGCCGCCTCGCAGCGCACCGCTTTCTTGGTCGATCGGCAGACGCAGCTCGTGCAGTCCCGGGCGCTTGCGGTGGCTGCGGCAAGCGGGGGCGGGGCGAGTGACCCGACCATCATGAACATCATCGCCAATATCGGAGGCGAGGGCTCCTACAAGAAAGCGGTCGCCCTGTACGAGGGCGAGGAGACCGCGCGGCAGCTGCGCTTGAAAGCCCAGGCCGACCTCATCAGCGGTGAGATCGGCGGCTCGGAGACTGCAGCCCAGGCGCGCTCGACCGAGATCGGAGGCACTGGCGCCATTCTCTCAAGCGGCGCGAGCCTCTATGCGAAATACGGCTACAAGTCCCCGGGCTCAAGCCCTGGAGGATTCGGGGGCGGCGGCACCCTGGACGCCGGCACACCAACCGATTCGAGCTATAGCTGATGGCGCGCCTACCTGAACCGGTAACGGCCCTGGGCGATGTTGTAGCCCCCGCGCCACCGCGCATGACGGCGCAGATCGACACGCGCCGCATCGATACGGAGCTCGAACCCGCGCGGGCCACGATCGCCGCGGGCGGTGCGTTCGAGGGCGCCGCAAACGAGCTCGATACGATCAATACGCTCAAGGCCGAGGAAGCTTTCAACACGCTTCGCCAGAAGCAGATGGACCTCACGATCGGGCCGCAGAATGGCTTTGCGAACGTGCGCGGGAGCGAGGCGATCGATCCGAAGTTCATCCCCGGGGCACGAGAGCGCTTTGCGGACGCCACGCGCGAGGTGAACGACACCCTCACAAACGATAGGCAGCGGCGGCTCTTCCAGCAGCGCGCGAAGGTCTCGGAGCTCCAGTACAACGAGCAGCTCCTTGCGCACGTACACGCGGAGAACAACACCTTCCAGCAGCAGACGAACCAAGCGGTGATCAACACCGAGATCCAATCGATCGCCTCGAACTACCAAGATCCCAAGGCGATCGCCCTGTCGAACGTGCGCATCGCCGCGGCGATCGACCGTGAGGCAACTCGCCTTGGCTGGTCGCCCGAGGAAAAGCAGCAGGCCGTGCAGCACGCGCAGGATGCCGCCTGGACTGCACGCCTGCACGCTCAGATGGTGAACGACCCGGTAGGGGCGCTCAAGAACTTCCAGGACGGCAAAGCCGACATCAGCCCGAATCTGCGCGAGTCGCTCTTCACGAAGTTGAAGCAGGCGGCTCTTCCGGTTGAGGCGAAGAACGCGGCCGCGGCAATCATCGGGGGCGAGGGGATGGCCGTCCTGCAGGGTCGGATCGCAACAGGCGGGCCCGAAGTCTTGAACCAGGCGGTGGCGGACGGCGTGCGCGCCGCGCCCTACGGGAGCGTGAGCCCCGGCGGGCCAGGTGCGCCTGGACTCCCTCCCACGGGATCGAAATTCGACATCAAGGCGGGCTTCATGGGCTGGGTGCAACAGGCCGAGGCGATCGCCCAGAAGCAGCACCCCGATGACCCGGTGTATCGAGACCTCCTCGTGCAGAACGTGAAAAGCCACATGAACACGTTGATCACCATGCAGGATGGTCTCGCGCGCCAGGCGCATGCGGCGCTCATCGCCGCGGCAACGCCCCAGCCAGGCGGGCCGCCCCCGCCCCTCGTACTCGATCAGCTGCTCTCAACCCCTGAGCTTCGGAACGCTTGGAACCAGAGCGACCCCGGGGGCCAGCGCGGGATCCTCGCGCTCCTTGAGCACAACGCGCGTCAGGCAAACGGCCTTCCGATCCGCACCAATCCCGTCGTATTCGACAGCGTCTGGAAGCGCATCAACCTGCCATACGATGATCCGCACCGGATCCGCACGCCCGGGCAGATCGCGCCCTACCTCGCCCACGGGTTGAACCGCACCGATTACGACTGGTTCAGGGAGCGGATCGACGAGGCGCAGACCCCCGACGGGCAGCGCTTGTCCGAGGTGCGCAAGATGTTCCTCGAGCAGGCGCGCCAGCAGTTCGACTCAAGCACGATGCTCTTCCACGACTCCAAGGGCAAAAACGACAACTACAATTTCTGGCAGTACGCGACCAACAAAGAGCGCGAGTTTCGTGTCGCGGGGAAAGACCCCTACCAGCTCTACAACCCGGACCCCAAGAACCCGGACTACCTTGGGCGGTCGATTCCTGGCTTCCAGCGACCCCTTGAGCAGCGCATCAACGACATGGCGGCGGACCTCGAGCGCAGCTCAGGCGGCCAGCCGCCGGGCGCGTTCGCGCCGCCCGCGATCGCCCCTGCAACACCGGCACCTGGACCCAGCGCCCCGCAATCCTGGCCCGAGGGCACGACCGCGACCAACCCGGTCACGAAAGAAAAGCTCGTCTTCAGAGGTGACAAATGGCAGCCGACCAAGTAGGGCTGCCAGCCGGGTTCACGGTGGATGCGCCTGTCTCAGAGCCAGGAGCGCCGGCCGCCGCCCCAAAGCCGCCCCCTGGGTTCACGGTGGATGCGCCGGCCGCGGGTCCGAGCTTCCTCGAGGCGCTGAAGACCGACCCGCGCTCGCGCGAGGCCGTGGGGCTAGGGGAGGCGGGCATGAACCTCGTGACGGGCCTGGGCGTAGGGTTCCCGGCGTATCTCGTGCGCGGGGGGCTGGGCGCCATGTTCGGGGAAGAGGAGCGCCAGGAGGAAGCCACGCGCTCAGCGCAGGCCGGAACCTACGAACCGCGTACCGAGCGCGGCAAGGCGATCACGGAGGCGATGAACCTGCCCTTCCAGAAGCTCATGGAGAAGTCGACCGAGCTCGGCCAGAAGGTGACCGACAAGACCGGGAGCCCGGTCCTTGGCGCGCTCACCGAAGCGACCATCCAGATGGCTCCGGCGGCTGTGATGCCGGCGATTCGAGGTGGGGCGAAGCTCGCCCGGCGCGCGGTCGCCCCCACCCCAACCGAATTCCAGAACGCGGGCACGGTGATCGATGGTAAGGCCCCGGACCCTGGAACGCCCAGCCCCACCGTGGCGAAGCTCGAGCGCATCTACGAGGAAACTGGCGCCCAGCCCGCCGAGGTGATTCGTGCTGCGCTGCAAGATACGAACACGATGGCGGATCTCGTGGCCGACAACCGCGACGTCCCGGCGGCGCTCAAGGCCGAAAAGGAGGCACAGCCAGAAACCCCGCCAGCGGAGGAGCGCCCTGGGGCAGCAAGCGAGCCGAGCGAGGTTTCCGCACCGGAGGCAGCGCCGGCCCGAGAGCCTCCTGTAGCGCGTCCTGAGCACGCTGGTGACACGGTCGAGAT